TCCTGAAGCCTGAACGTACCCACCTGAATGGAAGATACCAAAGGGGATCCCCAAAAAGGCCAGAGGGAGAGTTAGCCATCCCAAAACTCCCATACCCGCTTCGGCGCCCATGACCGCCAGTTTTGATTTCTTAGCCACTGTGGAAGCCTGATCCGCCGTTGTTTCTGCCGTGGTGGCGCCAGTTCTCCCTATAGCAGCACCGATTACCGCAGGAGTAATGGCAACACCCCCAGCGTCCGCTGCAGTTTTGCCAACTTGAGCAGCTGTTGAAGACATGGTTGCGGCAGTCTCCTGACGAATACTGTGCAACCTCAGAATCGAAGTTAGTTGTTTAGTTATAACACCTCGTCTATCGGCGTTTTCCCGGACTTCGGTGCTGAAAAGATAGGCAGCTGTCTCCTCCGCGAGGCGTGACAGAATTGCATTTGTAAAACTACGCCATATCCGTTCTCGTCTTTCCTTACCCGTCATTTCGATATCACCGAAACTCTGAACGGTGTCCATATACACACTGCGAACTGCCTGCAAATTATTTATCTTCAGAGAGTTTTCCTGCTCCCACATCTCTATTCGTTTGGAATTTTCCTCCCGGAGTCCTTCTGTTATCTGACGTTCTATGGAAACGAGTTGGGCAGCATATTCCCAATAACGATTTTCCCCCTCCTTGGTAGTTCGATCTACCCACTTTAGTTGTTCCTGTAGATATTTACGTTGATCCTCCAACGCAGAGCGAGAAACTTCGGCGCGATTTCGGAGTTGGGATTCCCGGTTTTTTCTTTCCGTTTCCCGTTCCTTTTCTGCCGCTTGGTCGTTCATTACACTTACGGCCGTATTTACCTGTCCTTGTAGCTTTTCGGCCTCCTTAATTAGTCCCCCCTTCCTAAGTTCTTTTATTTTTGCATCCTGTTCAGACGCCCATTGCAGTATACGTATTCTCTCTTGTTCGCCTTCATCCTTAGTAATTGCTATCTGCAATTCCCAAGACATCTCCCGTGCCTTATCCAAAATTTTGGGGTCAATCGGTGATCTCTTTTCTACAGGAGGTTTGGGCATTCCTTTTGCTTCGATTTCCGAAATACTCTTTTCAATAGCCAAAAGCTTTTCCCGTTTTTTGTACGTATCCTCCGCAAACTTTTGCAAATCAGACCAATACTTTATTGCTTCCTGCATTGTTTTCAAGTCTTCAACATCGGCTCCGGGAGAAGAAAGAATTCCTCGTTGCACCTCTCTGAGCCTCTTTATTGTATTTCCGTACTCCAGTTGAAACTCATCGAGTGCTGCTTTTGCGGTATCGATGTTAGAAGACGCTAGTGTTTCAATCAACTGAGAATACTGAGGCGCTTCTACCGTGTCCCCAATTCGTGCAGACAACCAATCCGTAAACTCTCCAATAGTCTTCTGGGCTCGCCGAGTTCCCGCTGGGATATCCTTAAACGGCTGTAATAATACACCCTCCAGTCCAGCGGCTTCCTTCTCCAGATCGGCAACGGTAAAGGAAGAAACTTCTTTATCCAAATCCGCAATGGTATTCTTAAGCCGAGTATAGGCTTCGTCCAGATTATCTACACCCCCAACCAGATCTGGGACCAACCGTGTAAGATCGGAAAGAAGTTCTCCTAACTGCTTCTGTCCTTCTGCAGTCTTTCTTCCCTCTTCATAGAGCGTTATATATTGACGGGCCAGATTGAGCGCCTGTTCTCGGAATGTTCTAAAGGACTCTTCCCCCCGAGAAGCCTCCTCCCGGAGTTCCCGTTCTTGGTCGGTTGCGCTTTCGGCGGATGACGTAAAATCCTCCATGGCAGAGGAGGTAAGTCCAACAATGGAAAAGATGGAAGTAAAGGCAATAACGGCCCAACCGATAGGCCCGAGTTTCAACCACAGTAAATCAAAGCGTCGGGTTAGGAGGAGAACTGCGGCACTAATAGCCGTAAATGCTAAGATTCCGATATGAACGGCCTTAGGAATCTTTTCTCCCAGCATTAGACCTAACGCTGAAGCTACAAGAATAAGTCCACCAACGGTTGCCTTGTACCGAAGAGCGGACATTGCTGCCTTGTCGGCAGTTAGAGCCGTAAGTCCCCAAGCCACGACACCCTTGTACAGAGCAGAAGTAAATCTAACCACCACTGCGTAAACGAAGAAATTCTCTATGGCCTTGGGATGCTTTACCAACCAGGTAACAATCTGTACAACAAAACCGACAACCCTTCCCAGCGAACGGCCCAAAGTCTCGAACACCTGATTCAAATCGGCATTCTTCATTCCTTCTTTGTAAAACTGAGTAAGGGATACGATAATGAGAGAGAAGGCTTTCTGTAGGTGGGTGCCCAACTGAACCTTGAACTCTTCCTGATAGCGCTCCAACGAAGTGAGTTGCTTCCCAGCCTTGGTCATGGAGGCTTCGTAGGTTCCGGTAATGCGCGATCCGGCCACCAACACTTCGTTCAGAGCAATCTGTTGCTTTTCCTGCGACGTTATCTGTTCAGCAGATTTTCCCTGGGCCTTCCCATATCGTGCATAGGCGCGCTCCAAATCTACAATGATTCCGTAGGTTCTTAGAACCCTTGGCATCAGGGTTACAATTCCATGAATCATACCCTGCAAGGTTTCGCTGGAATTCTGATTTGCAATTACCGCCGCATCCTGGGCCACTCGAGCAACCTTAGCCACCTGACGAAGATCCAATCCCGCTTGTATGAATCGAGTCGTAGCTTCGTTAGCAACAATTTGGGTGATGCCTAAATTCTCAACAGCCTTCGTGTACTTTCGTACTTCCTCCGCCGAGTAACCCGCAGTCTTTCCAACCTGCTCGGATACGACTTCAAGGACTTCGACTCGCGCAGCGAGATAAGTTATGTCCCGAAGAAACCCGTATATTTTGCTAACCGCAAATGCGCCAACAACGAGGCCCGATAGTCTCCGGAGGGGATCGGCCACCGCGACAGTAGCATCGTGTACCTTCTTGGTTGCCGTTACTACCTTATTGAACTCCTGAGTCCACCGATTAACGGTGTTCTTAACATCGTTCTCGGCGTGCTTAAGAGCCTGTTGCACCTGCAGAAGATTACCTCCAATGGTAACTTCCACACCATGCAACTGATTGTAGGTGACCTCACTCATGTTTTTACCTGACGAATTTCCATTCCGGTCTTTTCCGCAAAACTGCGTATGGACAAATCACTATCAATTTCCTTTTCTTCCATAGTAGACTGCGGATCTCGCATTTCAATGGCCTTCTCTATCCGACGAAGATTCTCCTCCAACTCGTCTACGTCCTCCGCTCCGTGACAACGGGCCACAAATATTCGATCGGCAATTACGTCCCGTGTACGTCTTAGATTCTCAAGTTGTTGAGAACGTAACAGCCGCAGGGCATCTACGAGGGTGAAATACCAACGGATATAACACACCGATTCGGGTTGCCCCTTGGATAATTCGAATATCAAATCCCCCCATCCGAAGGCGGCTGTTCCGGAGTTGCTGCCATCGTCGGCGCCATCCCCTGCAACGTCGTGGAGAAGTCCGCAATTCCGGAGGCGAGTTTGCTCGCGTCGTTGCAGGTAAAAAAATCCTTGATCACTCCCAATGCAATGTCGATGGTCAGATTGTTTTGGATGAACGCAAGAGTCTCTTCGAAGTTGCGTGTGTCAAGTCGAGCTCCCTGTTCCACGAGAACAATAGATATCGCCCGACTTATCAATTTGCGCTTGAACAGTTCAAGAACCAACGCCTGAACTCCGCTCTCTTCCAGATTACGGGCCTGTCGAACTGTTTGGGAAGGAAGATCGGCCATCAGTTCCCCAAGTGCCTCCAGTTGTCCCAGAGTCAGTTCTTTCTGATAAAAGGTCTTGTCTCCAACTCGGTAAGTAAAGTCACGGTTCTCCATGACGAGCCTCGATTGTTAGGTGTACGTTGTGGGGTGGTTACACTTCTTCTTCGATGTAGCCGAGAACTTCGCTCGAGGAACTCTCCGGCAGGAGGTTGAACTCGACGCTGAATTTCCTCTCCTCTTTCTTTTGGAAAGGGAGATCGAGACCGTTCCCCGGCATCGCTTTCAGGCACTTCACGCGCCAGTTCTTGGCCGTGTTGCTGGTCTTCGGACAAATGTACTCGAGATAGCAGAACAAAGGGTCCTGCTTCCCACCGAAAGAAATTCTTTGGTAGGTGGGTTGGGAATAAATTCCCGTCGAGGGCTTCAGGCCCAGAGCGATCGCGAGTGAACGGAGGCTTTGTTCGATGATGTCGATCGTCAACTTGCCTTCTTCTCCGATCATGATGTGGGTCACCGGAGACATCGCCTGATCGCATTCGATCGGTTTCATCTCCTGCTTGTAGGTCAACTTCATACCGGAGGTCGCTCCGACTTCCACCGCATTAGCGGCCAATTCACCGTCGGAAGTTACCGCGATCTTCAGATACCCTGCGCCCAATTCGAGTTTCGAGGTGGTGTAGGTTCCAGCCATCTTTCTTTGTTCCTCAGGATGAAAGAGTGGTAAGAGAAAAGGTACAGGAAAAAAACTGTTTTGCGGTCTCGGACTCTCCCTCATATGTTGGAGCAGAAACAGCGGTACATACAATCTTGTAATCGTTATACGCTGTTGGTGCCGGAAATTCGTAGTTATGTAGGGTAGAGTAGACCAATTCGATTGCTTGTCTTGCACCGTCGTTTGTATCGTGGTGCACGAGCACCTTCATTGCAACCATCTTGATGGGAAACTCTTCATCTCCCGGAAATGGCTGAACGACTGCGGCAAGACCTGATTGATTTGCCGGCAAGTTTAGCTTACAGCAACTGGCCGATGCGCTCAGAGTTTTCAAGATGGAATCCACCGTTACTCGCATCAGTTCGCTAAGATCTTTGTCCGGCATAATTATTTTGCCTCCACACGTTTTCCTTCACCAGAAGTTCCAGTTCCGCGTTTCGCCCATGTCTGAAGGTAGGCACGGTAGCGCTCTATGTTTGCGGCCAAGGCTCGGCTTAAAAATTTTGGTCCAATCTGCCCCGCGAATGATCGGGCCTTCCCCGTCTTTGGATTAACAGCTGTATTAGCTTGCTGAGAATACTTACCCAACTTGTAGGTCCCCTCGTGCAGCGGCAGATCAACCCGATGAGCAAAGATGCGTTTGATCTTCATTTTGTTTTTCGTCTTGTTTTGGGGAATTTAACTTATTGAAGTATAAGTTATAAATTTAATGA